TAATCAAAACGTTTGTCATTGAGGTCAAACCTGAGGCGCAGACTAAACCTCCAACTCAAAAACGCAAGACCAAACGTTACATCCAAGAGACGGCAACTTATGTGGTCAATCAATCCAAATGGAAAGCAGCAACGGAGTTCTGTAAAGACCATGGATGGGAATTTCAAGTAATCACTGAAAAGCATCTAGGGTTATGAGATAAATACTAGATGGCTACCAGAACACTTATAGATCGCATCAAAGACTCACTTGCAAAGCAAGGATATGAACCACGTTCACGTGACGCACGTAATTGGTTAAGAGCAAAAACTAGCGCATTGAAACCCACTAAAGGTGACTTAATGCGAGATAGACAGAGACTTCGAGAGAACTCTATAATTGGTAGAATGTACTTTTACTTTTATGATCCGAAAACGAAGGATACGTTGCCATATTACGATAAGTTCCCATTGGTCATACCAATAGAACGATACCCAGACGGTTTTTTAGGACTCAATCTTCATTACATAAGTCCAAAGCAGCGTGTACTTCTTTTAGATAAGTTAAGCACATTACTCACTGACCATAACTATGATGAGAAAACTAGACTCAGAATCAGTTATGACTACTTAGCAAAAGCATCAAAAATGTATCAAGCAAAACCTTGTATTAAAAGGTACTTATACAGTCATGTGCAATCTAGGTTTTTAGAAATTACAGCAGATGAGTGGGACATTGCCGTCATGTTACCCGTCGAGTCATTTGCCAAAGCAAAGAAAAACAAAGTATGGTCAGAATCAGAGGATAAATTTTAATGTCGTTTTCACCCAATCTCTTTCTATCAAACATAAACGGTAAAGGTGGTCCTGCCCGTTCATGTAGATTTGAAGTTATATTACCTATACCTCCATTTATTGGACAATCTATTGGAAATTCATTTTTGGAAAAAGTATTAAACTTTCCAAATTCTGTTTTTTCTGATGTATCTGATGCAATCAATAATGCGATGGGATCAAATGATGGAATGAAATCATCAAATCCTTCAGTATCGAGGTATCTTGCACTTCAGTGTGAAAATGCTGAATTACCTGGTCGCACGTTAGAAACAGCAGACGCTCGAATATATGGTCCGTCTTTCAAAGTACCATATCGTATGCAGTATACAGATACGAATCTAACATTTATATGTACGAATGATTTTTACGAACGAAAGTTATTTGAACGTTGGATGGAAGCAATGATACCTTCAGACACCAATAATGTTCGTTATCCAAAAAGTATTGCTTCACGCTACCTAACAGACATTCGTATTATACAATATGATGATGTTGTTCGTCAAATTTTTGCAATAGATTTAATTGATGCTTTTCCAACCGGTATTGCATCTCAAGCATTAAGTTGGTCCGATGATGCATTCCATCGACTGTCGATACAATTCTCATATCAAAAGTATCGTCCAATATATGAAGGTAAGTATGACATTGGTCAAACATTAACTTCTCTGGGTGGAGCAGCAGCGACAAGACTATTATCGTTTTAATTATTAAGAGGAAATTATGTTACCTAAAATTGATGTGCCTATTTTTGAATTGACTTTACCATCTACTGGCAAACAAATGCGTTACAGACCTTTTCTGGTCAAAGAAGAAAAGTTATTTTTAATGGCAGCAGAAGCCAATGATATAAAAACGGTTGTCGATGCGATTCGTCAAGTTATTAATAATTGTTGTTTAGACGAAATAGATGTTGAAAAACTTCCAATTTATGATATAGAATATATTTTCCTAAAATTGAGAGCAAGATCGATATCGGAAATTGTAAATTTAAAGTATCGTTGTTTTAATGAAATTGCAGATGATACTGGTGAAAAAAAGCAATGTACTGGTACTGTAGAGTTTGATATTGATCTGTTGAGTATTGAGCCAACAAAAAATGAAACACATACTAACAAGATAGAAATAAATGAAAAACTTGGCGTGGTAATGAAGTATCCAAGTTTTGATCTTTTGAATGATTTTGCAACAGATATAAACAATGAAAAACTGTTAGAACTGATTCTAAGTTGTATTGATTACATATACGATGAGGAGTCGATATATCATGCAAAAGATTCTACAAAAGAAGAATTGGTAGAATTTGTAGATAGTTTACCTGCGGCAGCATTCACTAAAATCCAAGATTTTTTTGAAACAATGCCTAAAATTAAACATACTATACATTTTGAGTGTCCCAAATGTACACACAAAGAAGATATTGTTATTGAAGGTGTACAGAGTTTTTTCGTATAGCCCTTTCCCAGGAAAGTTTAACTAATTTTTATCACACCAATTTCGCACTGATGCAACATCACAAATATAGTTTATCTGAATTGGAAAATATGATACCGTGGGAAAGGGACATTTACATATCAATGCTTATGAGATATCTTGAAGAAGAAAATGAAAAAATAAAGAATCTGAAGAGAAAATAACAAATGGCAGACAAACAATCAAGACTTTCACAGATAGTCGAATCTGAACTGAGTGGTGGAAAAGGAGCATTTTCCGCTTTCAGTAGTGCATTAGATAAACGAGCAAAAGAAAAACTCGATCCACGAAATATGTTATTTGGCGGTAAAGGCGTCACATCTTTACTCGGTCAAAAAATATTTGGTAAAGGATATAATGCGACATCTGCTCCAGAAAAAATAGCAAGAGCAGAAGGTGGTGGAGGCGGTGCAGCATCAGTCGAGATGATTTCTAAATTGGATAGTATTGATAAGAACATGGAAGTTGTTGCAACTAACATGGTAAAATTAGTTGCACTCCAAGGTGGTAAACCAAAAGCATCTGAACGAGCAGCAGCATTTCTCAAAGAACAAGATGCAGCAGAAGCAGCCGATGAAGCAAAAAGAGCGGAAGGTAGTAAGAAGAAGGGTGGAATCTTCGCTACACTTAAAGGTGGTGGTGAAGGTGGCGGCAAAGGAATATTAGGTTCTATTCTGGGAATGTTGGGACTTGGTGGACTTAGTGCTTTAATTGGTGGTGCTGGTAAATTAACTCTTGGTTTACTAAAGAGACTTCCTCTGATTGGTTCAATTGTTATGTTGATTGAAGATTTCTTCGATTCTAAAAAACTCGAAGAAGGTCTTGGTATAGGAAAAGTACCTGCGTTATTAGGAACAATTCTTGGAGGGACTGAAGGCGGTATTATGAACGCTTTTAAGAATGCTGGTAAGTGGGCAATTCTTGGTGCAACATTAGGTTCAGTTGTTCCTGGTCTCGGTACCATCATGGGTGGTTTGATTGGTGCAGTGCTTGGTGGTGTTATGGGTTATTTTGGTGGCGATGAGATTGCATCAAAAATTGATACAGCATTCACTGCCGTTGGTCGTATGGTTGAAGATGCATGGGATAGTTTGAAAGATTTAGGCAACATTCTTGGAGCACAAATCAACAATCTTGTTGCTCAAATTATGTCAACTGCGAAAAGTAAATTTGGTTCAGTTATCGAAACTGTAGGTAAAGTAACTGGTATTACTGCATTGGAAGAAAAAGGTAAGGAGATGCAGAAAAACGCTGCGAAAGAAAGTGCAGCGGCCGCAGCAAAGAAAGCAGAAACAGTTGCTGGTGTTGAAAAGAAAGCGGAAGTAAGAGAAGCAGCGAAAGCGGAAGCACGATCAACCGAAGATGTTCAAAAAGCACTAGCAAAGCGAGAGTATCAAGCACCAGCAGAAGGACTTGGTGCAATTAGTGGCAAGTATGAATCAGGCAAAACAGGAGTTGCGACGATATCTGGTGGTATGGGTGGTAAAGATCCGGGTGGTGTTTCATACGGAAAATATCAACTATCATCAAAGAATGGAGGCACGATGGCACTATTCTTAAAGAGTCCTGAAGGTAAGCCATTTGCTCAATTCTTTCAAGGTATGGAACCAGGAACAAAAGAATTTAGTGCCGCTTATAAGAAAGTTGTAGAGCAGCAAGGTCAAGCATTCGAAAAAGCACAACACGATTTTATTGAAAGAACTCATTATAAACCTGTTGAAGGTATGGCATCAAAACTAGGTTTTGATACATCCAATCGTGGCGTACAGGAAGCATTATTCAGCCAAAGTGTTCAGCATGGTCAAAAAGGCAATAAACAAATCTTAGAAAATGCTGCGAAGATTGCAGGACCAAATGCATCAGCAGAACAACAAGTTCAAGCAATTTATAAAGCCCGAGGCGATTATGTCAAAGGTTTAAGCATGGACGAAGGTGTGAAAAAAGGTGTATTGAGTAGATATGAAAAAGAAGGAAAAGAAGTTGCAGCATTATCTACAACACCAAGTGCCAGTGGTACAGCACTTGCTTCAGCATCAACCACTGTAGCAGATGGAAAAATGCAAACAACTTCATCACCAATGGTTATCAATGCTCCATCAAATACGAAAGTTACAAATCAGGGTGGACAACAGGGTGGTGGAACCGCATCAGCATATAATCAAAACATTACGGAGTATCTTGTAGGCAGAGCAATATAAAAAATGCCACCCGAAGGTGGCATTCGCAGTTGACTAAGATAAAGGAGGTTTTAATCTTCTGCTAGAGACTTGAAATAATCTAGTTCATCATCCAAATCGGGCGACAAAGTTGTCATAGCAGGTGTAATATCTTCTGCTTTAGTCTTTACTGGTGCAACACCATCAAGACCTAACACTTTGTCCAACTTTGCTTTCAGTGCATCATAAGACTTAAATTGTTTCGGATCAAGAAACTCTTTGAGTGAGTATTCTTTCTTCCACAACTCTTCAAGTTTAGCATCATCATCTGACAATGCTGATGGAGAATCAAACTCAGATTTATCATAGTTGCGATAACCTTCAACTTGACGAATCTTGATCTTGAAGTTAGCACCTTCCCAGAAATCAAAAGGATTCAAAGGTGTCTCATCAGCAAATTCTGGATTCATTGCTTCAGAGATTTTATCAAAGATTTTCTTACCGTATTTGTACAGTTTGATTTGACCTTCATTCTCTGGATTCTTTGGATCAGAAACAACGAGAATGTTTGAAATATAAGTCAAACGGCGTTTCTGTTTACGTGCGATTTCTTTGTTTGCTTCAATACCTGAGTTCCACAGAATAGAGTTGTATTCTGATACTGGATCTTTTTGATTGAGAGTAGTCAAAGAGTTTTCGATGTACCAACCACCTGGGCCTTGAAATCCGTGATTGAATACACGAACCCATGGAAGTGCATCGTCACCATCTGCTGCTGGTGCTGGCAGAAAACGAATCACTGCCATACCATTACCTGCTTTGTCTACTTCGGGTTGCCAGAAACGTGTGTCATCTTTTGAACCTGCTTCTGCATTTGAAGATGGTG